AGCTATACTACGAGGAGCAGGAATAGAATTAGAGAAGATACAAGAACCTGTATCATTAGACATAGCTAATATTAAATTAGAGGGCACTTATGATGTTAAAATAGACGGAAAGATTTGGGATATTAAATCTGCAAGTCCTGCTAGTTTTAGTAATAAGTTTGGTGAATACGGTGGATTTGAAAGAATAAAAGAACAAGATACTTTTGGTTATGTAGACCAAGGGTTTATGTATGCGTCTGGTGATAAATCAAAATTTGGTGGGTGGATAGCGGTTAATAAAGTTACTGGTGAGTTTGCAGTTTGTGAAGTGCCAGATAGTCAAGAAGAAGAAATTAGTAGCTCACAAAAAAGAATAAAAGATAAGATAAATAAATTAAATAAAAATGTAAAATTTAAAAAGGGTTTTGAAGATGCAAAAGAAGTTTACAAAGCAAGAACAGGTAAAGATAAAGGGATAGAAAAAGAAACTGGTAATAGAATACTAAACACTATTTGTGGTTATTGCGGATTTAGAAAACATTGTTGGCCAAATGCTGAGATGCATCCTAAGATAACATCACGAGCAAAAGCTAAACCTATTATATGGTATAGTAAACTTAAAACAAAGGAGCTAGCAGACCTATGAACGTACTATGGTTATCAAACATTAGAAAAGCTGATGTTGAAGCAAATGATGAAAATGTTATTTGGATTTACTATGATGATACAAACAACGAAAGAAAAAACATTGCATGGATGAGAGAGCATCCTAATTGTCACGTTATATTTTATCGAGACAATCAATCAAAAGATGGGTATTGGCAAGATGAGAACTTAAAAAGAAGAAAACATGAAGTTGATTCTAGGTTTCAAGGATTAATTACTGCGATAAAAACAGGTAAATTAATTGTGTTTCCGCAGGATGATACTACTATGGTTTTAAATGAATTAGAAAAAAATACATTTGGTACATTTGAAATATTTAAAAGTCATTTTTCAAACATCAGTAAGTATAAGTTAAAAACATTATTGTGAGGTTTAGGTCAAAGGCAGAAATTAGCTTTGCATCATGGCTAATAAAAGAAGGTATAAATTATGAATATGAAAAGCACAAACTTAAATACATACCAGACCCAAAGATTTATCTACCAGATTTTTATTTGCCTAAGTACAAATTTTTTATTGAGGTTAAAGGTGAGTTTGATAAGGCAGATAGAAAGAAGCATCTTCTTATTAAAAAACAACACAAGAAAGTTGATATTAGAATTTTATTTATTAATGCAAACAATAAGATTTACAAAGGTAGTAAAACAACTTATGGTGCGTGGTGCACTAAACATGATATACTATGGTGTGAAAAAAGGATTCCGAGAGAATGGCTGAAGTAAAAAAATTTTATTCTACTTTAAAAAGAGATGCGGCAGAAGAATTAGGTTTATTACCAGATAGATTTTATTTAGTATTTAAACCAACACAAGATGTGCCAGATGGTTTTGATGTGGTTGCTTATGATACGATGCCATCAGACAAAGATTTACATCCTGTATTTTATGTTATGAAAGGTATTTTAGAGTTACTAGATAGTGATATGGAAAAAATTGTAGCCGCAGGGCAAATGGCTGTCATAGATAAAATTACGGAGGCTTCACAATCTGGTAGTAAGCCAGACGCACAAGAATTAGACCCCATATTTAAAAAGATAGACATAGGTAAGAAACATTGATAGCTAATAAAAAATTTGATATTGACTTAAAATACGGTCAAAAAAGAGAGAATAGAATTAAAAAAATGATTGAAGAGGGTACAATAGAAGTCAAAACCGAAAGAGCTTGGTGGTTTAAAACAGGAAACATAGCTGTAGAGTTTGAATCATACGGCAAACCTAGTGGTATTGCTACAACTGAAGCTAAATATTGGGCACATGTATTAGCAAATGGTGATGAAGAACATTGCATACTTTGGTTTAGAACTAGTAAATTACGAAAATTAGTAAAAAAATTTTCAGATAAGATAAAAGATGTAGGAGATAGTAAGCGTTCTAAAGCATATTTAATTCCTATTGTAGAATTATTTAAGCTATGATAATTACAAAAGAATTATTAAGTAAAGCTATTGAGATAGTTGGTGGTGATAGGCAAAAAGAATATGGCGATAAAGTTGATAACCATAATAATATTGCTAAATTATGGTCGGCATATCTTGATGTTAAAATAGAAGCACACGATGTTTCTGTCATGATGATTTTATTAAAAGTAGCTAGAACTAAAATAGGAACACGCACAAAAGACACTTACGTTGATATGGCAGGTTATAGTGCTATAGCAGGGGAAATAGAATTTAGAGGAAAAAATGAATCAAAAAATAGTTAAGATACGCAAATTAGATGATATAGATAAGAATGATTGGGAGATACACTTTGATAATGAAACACAGATTGTTTACAAACACGAAGAGCTATTTAAAATAGTGGAGTTGGGATTAAGTAGGGAAAAACCTGTGATAAAAAAAGAGGAGACAGATACTCCGATATTCTTTCCTAAAGACGAAGAGTGGGAAAATTTAAAAAAGAAAGAAAAGAATATTGTAAAAAAGTTTAGAGAAGATGTTAAGAATTTATCAAGTGCACAATTTAAAAAGAAATACGCTAAAATTAAGGGAGATGATATACTAGATGACTAATGAATAAAGAAACAACATTAGCTAGTTTTGAAGTCAAGATTACCACAGAAGGATTATTAATCCTCGAAACAAAGTTACCGCCTACAGATGAATTTTTAGATGCTATGGATAAATGGAACCCCTCATATGAAAACACCCCTGTTATAGCAAGCCTACTGGATTACTACAAAGGGGTGTTTACTGTAATGAGTAAGGATAGTCAGAAGATTATTTCTTCTTAGCTTTCATCATTCCGCCGCCTCGCATCATCTTTTTTTTCATTCCTCCGCCACGCATCATGGATTTCTTTTTGCCACCCATGTTCATAGCTTTTTTCTTCTTACCGCCACCTTTCATAGTTGGTAGCTTTTCATCTTTCATTTTGGACATTCTTCCGCCCATTGCTTTTTTCTTTTTCATGTTGGTTTTTTTACCACCACCACGCATCATAGCTTTTTTCTTTTTCATTGCCATTGTTATCTCCTAATATTAGGTTTAAGTTTTTGTCGTGGAGTAACTACCTCATTGTAGTAATCCATTGGCCAATTTTTGTAGTACCCCTGTCGTTTTAACTGGCTAGATGCATCTTGTAAAAGTTTTAACTCTTGCATAAATATCATCATATAAGGTTCAACTTTACTACTATCCCAATCATTATCAGCTAAAAATGCATGCTCTTCAACTGTGGCAGGACTACCGGGATGAAAACACATTAGATAAAGGTTCTCATCTTGCAAAGCAATGTTTCGTGTGTCCACAAAATATTGTATGCAATAAGGTGTAACATCGTCTACATTAGGGTCTGCAACGATTATTAAATCTTTTTTTTCTTTAGGAAATGCTTTTATCTGTCTTTCAACAGCTTGAAAGAAACTATTAGTTCTTAAATTAACTTTTATTTTTAATTTATTTTTTAGTCTAGTTACCCTAGCATAAGGGCACGCAGGAAAATTGTTTAGATGTTTGTTTGGCTTCTCAAGTACATTGATAGACCAATCTATTATATCTTGTTGTATTGATTTTGCTCTGCCCACTATTTCTTGACTAAAGAACCACCGAAGTATAAGCCTACTATAGCAGACATAAGGTGGGTGTCAAGTGGTGTTATGATAACACCTGCAAATGCTTTGTCCATCAGCACTTCTTTTTGGTCTATTAAAAATAGAAAACCGCCTTTAAATTCTGTCCATGTTAAGATAACAGGAATATCAAAAAATACAGGAACAAGTTTAGGATATGCAATTACCATGAATACAGCAGTAAGTGCTATTATTCTTCTTGTCCATTGAAAGCCTTTGTTTTCATAAGTTCTAGCTTTTTCAATGTGTTTCATTTGATTATCAGCTCTCGCTAATAACATTTTTTGTTCGTCTTGTTTTGCTTTGATACTTTGCGACCAGATGGACATAATACCACCTAATACACTAGAGCCTAGCATTGTAATCATTTCTACTGGTAATCCACCTAACATATTATTTACTCCTTCATCACCTGTTACGTTACTTACTAAATTCGCACCCGTAAGTGCTAGTAGTATATATTCCATTTAATTGTCTAATTTTTTATTTATATTTTTTATCTCTGCTTCTATTACTGCAAGTCTAACTTCCATTTTTGTAAACATTACTATAGCTTCTTCCATCCTATCAATGTCTTGCTCCATAGCGGATATTCTTTGTGAGGTCATACCCCATGTCACACCTAGTGCTAAAACTACACCTACAAACCATACAGTATCTTTAATCATCACTAAACAATCCTTTCATTTGTTCTACAAACTTTTCACCTTTTGTTTTTTCATCTTCATCCTCAATAAGTAGTAAATGTTTAGCCATTATGGGTGCTATAACATCAGCAAATATTATGCCCATGGATTTTCTAAATTCTTGTTCTGGTAGTGGTTTATCCGATTGCAGTATTTTAATTAAGTTTTTAGTTGCTTCTGCGTTTGTTAATATTTGTGTTATAAAACTTTGATTTGATTTTCTAAATTGCATGAAGGATGCTTCACCAAAAACATATTGTGGTGATATGATACCTCTGTAAACATTGTATATCCTACTTTGTAGACTTGGTATGCTTAAACCATTAGCAATGCCCTCTAGACTTGCTTTAGCTCCTGCTTTTCCTCCGCTTGCATCTATTAACAAATCAGTTAATAAAACTAAAGATTTGTATTCATCTTCTGGTATTATGCTTTTAAATAATTCTGCGTTGTCTGTTAGCCTTGAATTTAAAAGTGCAAGATTTATTCCTTCACCTTCTTTTACTCTATCTATTTTTGATGGTGGTGGAGAGTTTTTGAAATGTAGCACTCTTTCTAAAAGGTTTTTATAATATTCAGATTTAGTTCCAACTTGTATTGATTCTATTTGCGATGTCATCAAAGTTCTACCCGCACCAACTTCATCCATTAAACCTGCGTATAATAGCTCTTTAATCATTTTATTGTAAGCCTCTAAAGACATTACATTTTCTTTTGGTGGTAAACCTAATTTTGATTGAACAAGACCACCTTGAGTTAATTCTATTTTTAATTCATCAAGCATAGCCGGATTGTTTATGTATCTTGTATAGAAATCTTTTACGCTCAATGGTTTACCAAATTTTGATTGATACGCATTAGAATACGTTCTTAAAAATGTCATGTCATCATCAAAAGGTTTTTTAACTTGTTGTTTTATAACTTGTATTTGGTCGTACTGGTCTTTAACTACTTTATCAATCATAGGTTGCATATTTGGATATGCTCTATACATGTGTTCTATGTTTAGTTTTGACTCACTTAATATTCTGTCTGTATCTACTAATGGTTTAAATACAACACTACCATCTGATTGTCTTACGAATACTTTTGAATTATTTTTAAAATCATTAATTAACTTATAAAATTCTCCATCTGATACAGCGAGTTCTTCTATTTTTTTTAGTATTTCTTTATTAGTAATATTTTCATTAACTAATAACTTTCCTATTTCAGTGTTTGCTAAGAGTGTTGTCTTAAAATCTATTTCTAATTTTTCTTGTAATAATCTAAAAGAATTTGCCGCTTGTTTTATTTCTATTGGTGCGTTTTTTGCTTCTTCCTCTGATAATTCAACAAATATTCTTCCATTATATAATTGATTAGCATTTATTGATGAATCAACATATGATGCATCTACTCCATATAACATTGCTAATTTATTTATGTAATCATCATTGTCTACTTTATTAAGAGTTTTTGATGAAAAGAAATTTTGTGGATAACCAGTTAAAAATACTGTCTCTTTTTCAAAACCAGTAACTCCCGTACCTGTTAAGTACGAACCCAATGGCACTCTATTTTTTTTAGCTGTGTATACTTCTCCTATATTTAGTCTATAAAAACTATTGTAATTATTATACAAAGTTTGTATTTCATCTGATGTTCCATCAAAAAACTCTCTTATTCCTAACTCTACGTTTTCTCTAATATCAAAGAAAACAGGTGCAATATTTTTTTCACCTCTTTTTGCTAACTCATTGTTAATTATGTCATTAAAATAACCT